GGCGGGAACGAGGGGGCCGGTTGGTACGGTCCCGGCTGGTATGGTCCCGGCTGGTAGTTTGGGGGTGTTACGGGGTTGAAAGGGTCCGTACTTGGCGGGGTAGCAAACGGGGGAGTCCGTTGCCCCGGCCCGCTGGCGGGGGCTTCCCCCTTGTAGTTTTTTGGCCCGGACTCTACCAAAACCTTTGCGTACCGCCTAACCGATTTGGCGATTTTATCGCGCAGCTTGGCGGGGTTCCCGTCGTAGCCCGCCTCTTGCATAACGACCGTGGCGGGGTTGCCGTAATCGCCATTGCGTGGGGGTTGGATTACCAACGTAGGGTAGCTACCGATCTTGTAGCGTTCCGTCCGCCATTTTTGGGTAGCGTCTGCCGTACTGTATACGTTGAAATGCGCCCAAGCCCGGCTAGTGGTCTTGCCCGTGGTAGGGTCCGTGGTTTCGACCGCCTTAATAAAAGCGTTCAATTCGGGGGACTTAACGAAGTCCACTTTAAGCGCTTCGCACGATGCGCAGCCCGGCGTAGTAAACAGCGTGATAAACCATTGGTGGTTATCGTCCGGGGGCGGGGCCATTGCGCTATTAAACAAATCATCTTCGTTAGCCCGTGGCCCTTCCCCGGCTACGGTAACGCTATCGCCCCGGCGGATTACTTCCGCCGTTTCAACTTGTGGCGGGGGCGTTAGGTCCGCCGCCCGGCCGTAGATCGGAAGGGTAGCCGCTACAAGGGCTACCAAAATTAGAAACCGTTTCATTTTTCGTACTCCGTGGAAACAAGGTAGAAACAAACAAACGACACTATAGAGAGTTAAAGCCCTACCACCATTTAACGTAAATTGGTAGAGGGGGCGGGGCGGGGGTCTTTAGGATTACTACCCATTGCCCACTAGCCAAATGCAACCGCCTAAATTCGCTTTCGCTGTACTCGTCTATACGGCTAGGCGAATTATTGTTGCAAACGTACCACGTACCGCGTTCCGGGTTGTACCAAACGAGGGTTTGGAAATGGGAACCGCCAGCCCCGATAGCCGCCATGCGCCCATTGCGGGCCGCCCATTTCATCCAATCCCAAGTATTACTACCCGTTACGTTGTAGATCGGAATTTTCCGCCTATCGGCGTAATCCTCTACCCGTTGGGGGCCGCTCCCGCCGCGTACTGCTTTGCCGTAGTCCGTGTCCCAAAGCAGCGTAAGGGCTTGCGGACAATTCCCTTGCCATGCGGCCCCCATCCCAATGGAACATTGCACGCAACTACCATCGGGATTACGGAACCAAACCCGCACGTCCGCCGGTAAATCCCGTTGGTCCCCTTGGATAACCCGGCTATCTTGGGCGAATACGCCCGCCGGAATTACCAAGAGTAGTAATGCCCCAACAATCGCACGCATAGAATTTCCCTTTCCTTAGTAAAAGCAGCGGACTTTATCCGCCCAAGCGAATGGCCCGGATACGTCCGGCGCTTGGCGGTATATCTCCCATCGTTGCCCCGGCCGGACTCCGCTTACTAATCCGATATGCCGTGCTATGTACGGATGTATTAAGTACGTTTCGTAGCCGTGTACGCGGGCCGTTTCACAAATTGCGCTATCGTAACAAGCGCGAATATCAACCCGATTACTAAAAAACTCTATGGCGTCTTCGTAAAACGGACGAGTAACGTAGAGTAGTTGGGCGGTTACGTTACCAACCGGAACAACTCCCGGCGGGTACTCTTGCCTATGGACCACGGTTACGCCCGAAATGATGCCGGGGCGTTTATGTCTTTGCTTGTTTTGGTAGTCCAGCGAAACGATAGCGTCTTGGATTTGTTGGAACCAATCCGGTTTTAGTAGCAAATCGTCTTGCAAGAGTAGGAACCCGTCCGCGTTTTTGCACGTAGCCGCCATAAAGTTAATAGCGAAATTGGAAGCGTTCCAAACCCCTAACGAGTCTTCCGAAATTCGCATAACATTTACTAAACCTTGCAAGCAGCGTATCGAAACGCAATCGTTTAGGTTTGGTAGTTGTAGCTCCGCTGGCGGGGTTGGGAATTCCGGCATAGGACCAATGTAGGTTTGCTCGTTCCCGTAGAGAAAGATATACCCTTGGTAAGTAACGCTCCCATCGTCGAAAACGAAAACGGGGCTTCCGTCGATGGAAGACCCGGACAAACTGCGCAGCGTAGCGTTTAGGTACGCGGGCCGATCTTTGGTAACTATTCCGATTGGGACCATTGATAAACCATTCCTAGTCTTGGTACATCGTTAGCGTAGAGGAACAAAAGACCGCTTTACCAGTAGCTTGGTAGATTTGTTTAGCTTGGTTATCTCCGCTTTCGACGAAGACCATTAGCGTTTCGTCCGCTAGGTAGGCGTCCGCTTTACGCTTGAAAGGGTAGCCGTCTTCGCTTGCTCGTTCCTTGGTAGTCTTGGCGGGGTTCATTTCCAGCCGGTCCCACGCTACGCCATGCCGTAGTAGCCATTGCTCCGTAGCCGCCCTATGGCGTTCCAAACGGTTGGTAACGATCAAAGGGATACGATAGGACCGCTGGACGTAGAGGGGCTTGGCGTTGGCTATACAGAATTCGTAGCCGCCCTCGTCCGCGTCCACTAGGGGCGGGTCCACGCAAAGCGCCCCGTCTATGTCCCAAGCGGTATAGCGTTGGCCCCCTTGGTTTAGCCAATTCCATTGAAACCAACGGGGGGCGTTAATAATGCGGGCGTAGAAGTTTACCCGGCTTGCCGCGTCCGCCGTTGCGTAGACCGCCGCCGTATACAACCTATCGTGCCATTCGGGGCGGGCTATTAGTAGCTCCGTTTGCAATCGGTTAATGTCTTCCGCCCTAACTACCGCGTCTTCTACGATCAAAATAGGGGCGTCCGTGGGGACTTCCGCCGCGTGGTCCATTCTCCGCCCGGCCCCGCATAGTAGCCCGGTCTTAATAAAGGTTTCCAGACAACCTACGGGACAATGGTAATGGGTAGCCAAGAGGATAGCCGGAAGTAGCCCGGAACGCGCAACGCCCAAGACCGCCCCAATTCCCGGCGGTAGTTGGCCCGATAGGTTTAGCACGTCCCGCCCAAGATCGGCCAACGTGGTAAATTCGATTTTTGGTAGCCGCTCTTTCATTACGCCCGGACTCCGCTAATAGATAGGTCTAGTATCCCGTGGTTATGGCCCCGCACGGGAACCGGGCTACGAAGATTGGTAAAGCCCACTCGTTCTAGCAACCCCTTTAGGTAGCGGTAATCGAAAGCGGCTTTATGCCAATCGCCAGCGTCCGGCCCGTGGGCGTACATCCGGCTATTAAATGCCAATACCGGGTCTTCGTTTGCTCCCATCGGCCGGTAGTTACCAGCCGCCCGCCTATGCTGGTAATGAGTAATGAGGGCGTCCAAGTCCGGTACGTGGATTTCCAAGACCCCGCCCGGCTTTAGTAACGAGTACGCTTGCCGTAGGGCGTGTTCGGAACGAGTCCAAGGGATATGCTCTAGGACGTGGGAAGCGTGGATAACGTCAAACGAGTTACCCGGAAAGGGCAACGCTTGCGCGCCGCCCCATTCGCCTACCCGGTCCATTCCTAAATGCCAACCGTCCCGCATTTCGTTAGCTCCCCTACGGAACCCGATACCCCTTGCCCTTACGTCCAACGTGTACCACTTATCAAACGGACGTAAGGGAAAAATACCGGGGCCAATGTCCAGCCCTAGCATACGTGCAACCCCACTACTACTATTAACGTGTCAATCGTCCCCTCTTGGTTTTGGACCCCTACCGTTGCCGTAATCCGGTAATCGTCCCGGCTGGTAGGATTGGTAACGGTAAACGATACCCGTTGCCCATCGTTGCTATACGTGGCGTTGCTAATCGCCCCGCCGGAAGATCGGTTAATAGATAGATCGTAGACCCCTACTACCCGCTCCCCTTCCGCCAGTAAGTTACCAAACGGTATTTCGTAGTGGCGCTCGTCTTCGTCCAACTTCATTTCCAGCGGTTCGCCCTCTACCGCCGGGTCTTCTACCCGGACGAGGGCGCGTATCGTTTCCCGCCAGCTTGATAAACCCCGTTGGGAAATGTCCGTAGCAAACGATAACGAGTACATACCCGCCACGTTTCCGGCGGAAAGTCTTACGCGGGTCTTGCTCCCGTTTTTCTGGACGAGGGCGGAGATTACGGACGGGCCGCCCGCTTCCTCTATGCTGGCGGTAGGGGTAGCGTTGGTTTTTAACCGTTGCCCCGGTTTCAAGTAATCGGACCAATCCAACGTAAACGACCGGGTTTCCCCGGCTATTAAACGTATACGGTCTTGGGCGTCGTAGCATTTCATTTGGGCTTGTCCCCCCATTCCATCCGAAATTTAGCGGGCCGCTCGTTTTCCTTTACCAAAGATTCCACGTAGCCCCGATGGGAGTAGCCCGCCCAATAGGCCGCCCCGCAAAGCGTGGCGATACCTACGACAATGGAAACAATTTCGTAAACTCGTTTCATGGCGGACCAGCTCCGCTTAGAGAACGCCCGGACCACTAACGCAATGCCCAAGCAAACGAGTAGAAACGCAACGGCCCCACAAGGGCCAATGTCAAACCAACTATTAAACATACCCATAGCTCCCGTGTAAGAAACAAACCCCGCCTGGGCGTCCCGTGGTACTACGGAACGCCCCGGCAACTACTAACGGACCTTGGACTAATCCAAGGTAATATCCAACGCCCCATCGTCGTATTCTACGACGTTACCAACGGCGGTAACTTGCGATACGCCAAGCGCCGCGTACATAAGCATATTCCCCGCCGTGCTGGCGTCGAATAGCGCGCAATGGGTAAGCGTTCCCCAATCGCTGGTAACGATGGTTGGGAAAGTAATAGCCCCCGTATTTTCCGTGGCCCCGCTTGCCGCCGCGTCCCAAGTATTTTTCTGGACGCGCGCGTAGCCGTTGCCGGACGGTTCCGCTAGGCCGCTGGCGGAGTCCCCCGGATTTGCCGTAGAGAGTCCTACGTAGATATTTGTTGGGACCGTGAACGATGCAACCTTAAATACGTGGTCCAAAAATTTGTTGGCAAGGTAGGTAGAGAAACCGCCAGCATTGAACGAAACGACGATAGCGCCGATAGCGAACGTAACCACGTTGCCAGATACCACGCTATTAGGAATGGTAAGCGCTCCGTGTCCAAGGAAGTTACCGCCGCTACTGGCGTCGAATACCGCGTAATGGGCAATCGTTCCCCAAGACCCGCTAGCCGCCGGGAACGTAACCCCGGCCGCGTTGCTGGTAGATCGGCTAGCCGCCGTTGCCCACGAATTACAAACGGTACGGGCGTAGTTGTTTCCGCTTGGTTCCGCAATCGCGCTACCCGTGTCGGTTGGGGCCGCCGTCGAAAGGGCAATGTAGATATTTGTAGGGACCGTGTACGACGTGGTTTTAAGTACGTGGTCCAACAATTTCAATTCAAGGTAATTACTTGCGCTACCCATTTGCGTTTTTCCTTTTGCTAATCGTGTTCGTTAAGGGAGATTTCGGCGTACCGTTTTGGTAACTCCCACGTTTCGCCCGCCGGAACGTCCGGCCGATTGTTACTAAACGCTAGCCGCGCGTCCAAGACCGTGGCTAACTTCCTCGTTACGTCCACTTCCCCCGCCAACGAAACGGACCCTAACATAGCCGCCGTTAATTTTCGATGGTTGGTAAGCCCGGCGGAGATAGAAAGCCCGGCCGCTATTGTGGCCCGTAGAGAACGAGATAGAACGGACGCGCGAAAGTTAGTAGCTCCCGCAATCGTTGCCGTTAGCTTTCGATTGTTAGTAAGGGTTGCCGTCCAAGACATACGCCCGGCTACGGTAGATTGTAGGGCGTTATTTAGGCGGGGCGCTCCCATACTCTCTACCGCCGCAATGGTAGCCGTCAACTTCCGGCGGACGAGGGCGGGGGCGGTTATCGCCAGCCCGGCCGAAACCGTGGCGGTAACGCTCCGTAGATTAGCTGGCGTTGCCGTCAACCCAAGGGCCGCCGCAACCCCGGCCGATACGTGGCGGGTATTGATAACGGCCCCGGACCCGCCAAGCCCGGCCGCTATCGTGGTCGTTAGTTTCCGCCGCGCTCCCACGGACCCCGCAAACGAGGAAACCCCGGCTAGGGTAGCCGTTAGCTTCCGCCGGACAAGGGCCGCCGCCGGGGCTACGCTCGTCCCGGCTACGACCGTGGCGGTTAGCTTCCGTGTCACAAGATCGGCCGCCGTGGCTACGCTGGTAGCCCCGGCAACGGCCCCGGTTAGCTTCCTAGTAACGAGGGCGTCCCCGGACAAGGAAGTAGCCCCGGCAACCGTGGCGGTCGTTTTGAGGATAACGGGGGCGTCCCCGGTTAGGGATAGGCTGGCGGCTATGGTTGCCGTCAACTTTCGGACCACGGACAAGGGGGCCGCCCCGGCTTGGACCGCTCCCGCCGCCGTAGTGGTTAGCCCCCTCGTTACGTCCAGCCCGGCCGCCGCAAAGGTTACGCCAGCCCCAACCGTGGACCGCTGGTAGAGAACGGTAGATAGCGTCCCGGACCAATTAGTAGTCCCTTGGATTGTCCGGCGGGGGCGTATGTAGTTTGTCCAGCCCGCCGCCGCTAGATCGGTGGTAGCCACTATCGTAGCGTCCACGGGTTTTACCAATCCAAGGTAGGGCGTAGACGTTTCGATTACCGCCGCAACCGTGGCGGTTAGTTTCCTCTTGGACGAGAGTAGACCCGCGAACGAGGAAACCGCGTTTACCGTGGCGGCTATGGACCGCGTGTTTAATAGCGTCCCATCAAACGCCATGCTAACGGAAACGGTAGACGTTACTTGTAGGTACGTGTTTAGTAACGTAGCGTCCCCAAACGCTAGGGTAGTATGCGGGTCCGCCGTTAGCTTCCGCCGGTTGGTAACGGGGGACGTGGGGAAATTAAACCCTACGTCTATCGTGGTCGTTAGCTTCCTCGTTACCAGCCCTTCCGCCGTTGCGAACGTCGTACCGGCCGCTACCGTGGACGTAACCGGCTTTAGTAGCGATAGAGGGGCCGCCGCAAAGTCCGTACCGGCCGAAACCGCCGCGTCCACTTTCAAGATTACCGCCAGCGTAGCGCTAGAGAAATCGGTAGCCCCGGCAATGGTAGCCGTTAGCTTCCTCGTTACGTCCGCCGCCGCGCTGGCAAACGAGAAAGCGCCCGCAATGGTAGCGGTTAGCTTGGTAGTAAGCGCCCCGCCGCTACTCTCGTCCGGCGGAAAGACTACTGCTAAAAGGTACGGGTCCATTATTAAACGTCCCTAGATTTTAGTTCGGACCACGTCCGGCTAACTCCGTCGATGGTTGCCGTTGTTACGGCTATGACGGCTTCCCCCGCCGTCATACGGGCCGTAGTTAGTAGGTCTTTCTTATAGACCGAAACGCTACCCACTTGCGACATTGCGGTAGATGCTTGTAGGTCCGTTCCGTCCGCTCGTTTTATTAGTTGCAAGGTTACGTTACCGCTATCCTTGTCAACCAAGACCCCGTTACGATACCAACGTACCGTCCATTCGTCTTGCGAATTGCCCGTGTCTACGTTCACGTCGATACGCGCGTAGTAGGTTACGAATGGGACGATAGTAGCGCCGTCGTAGTGGAAATCTATTTGGGCTTCCCCGGACGGGCCGCTAATGTCTGTATTCGTTAGTATGTCCCCCACGGCTGGCGTTCCGCCTACCCGGTCAAACAAGATAGCGGTAAAGCGGCCCGTCCCGAAATTGGCGTGGGTAGGAATAGCGAACGTGTAGATACGGGAGTACGTACCTAGCTCCGTTCCGGGTACGTCGTAGTTATCTATATTGGCGTCCGTGAACGTGGCCCAAGTATTATTAGCCACGTCCCAAACCTTGCCGTCCGATGGGCGGAAAAATAACGCATACTCGTTATCGTCTTGGGAGTAGTGCCGCCTTATCAATTTGTCCGCCACGGATAGAACCCTTTACTAAAAGAGATAGCGGACGGCTACGATAGCCGCCGCAATGGTTAGCGATACGATGATTACCAACGCCCCGGCTACAAGCGCAGCGCGTCCGCTATCGTCTTCCTCGTTCAATGGTCTAGCCCTCTTGCTTGGTAACGAGGGCTTGGGGGCGGGCCGTAAAATTCCGCCGGTCCCGCTTTAGCTCTTGCTCCGCAATCACCTTGGTAATTGCCGCGTCCGCCGTTTCGGCTTCTACGGTCCACTTGTTCGCCCCAAGGGTAACAACGAACATTTGGGGGCCGGTACTTGGTTTGACTTTCGCCATAGCTTTAGACTCCGTTAATAAAGAGTAGGGATAGAAGACCTACCGCCGGGTACGTCTTGGGAGTCCAAGCCCTAAGACGCCCCGGCCGGTAGGCAAGATCGGCCCGCCGCTAGAGGGCGGGGTATTGGACAATTCCGTTTTCGTCCGTGGCAAGATCGGCCGCCCGTTCCTCGTCCAGCGGTTCCGCCGTAATCGGGTGTTCGGTCCCGATGATACCGCAAAGGGTAACGAAAAAATCTTTGGCGTCCCCGGCGCTATCCGCTTGCAAGACCGCCGCCAGCGGTTTGGCCCGCCCGTCTTTCAAGGTAACGAGGAAGACCGGCCCCCCCTCGTCCGCGTCCGGCGCGCCCTCGTTTTTCGTGTCAACCGCTCCGTTGCCGCCCTTTTGCTTGTTCCGCTTTACCTTAACTTTTGCCATGTTCGTAGCTCCCGTGTAAAGAATGAGTTTTCCACGTCAACCACGGACCCTAGCTACGCCCTCGTTAATTTGCCAGCCCGCCGGACAAGATCGGCGCATAAAAAAACCCGCCGTAAAGCGGGTTACTAAGCGGGGTCCGATCTAGCGGACGAGGATAAACGAAACCGTTTTTCCATCGTCGGCTACCACGTCCCAACCCTTGGGGGTCTTTACCAATTCGGACGGTACGCCCTTATCGGCCGCCAGAATGGCGGAGAATTTTAGGGCCGCTTCGTAGGGCAAGCGGGTTTCGTAAGAATGGACTACGGACATTTTCGGGCTTTCTTTGTTGGGGTTGCGTTGCGACATACCAGCATTTTAATAACCATCGTCCGAAATGCAAGCCCCCATTATTAAAATTAGTAGAATTATTCCGGGGTTTAGGGGGGTATAGCGTGTAGCCTACTCCCTACCCCTCTATCTTACTACCTTATTACTATTAGTAATGAATAGGCAAATTTACTTTAGAATACCCCCCGCCCACTATACCCCCGGAAGCGCGGGAATAATTACCGCCGCCCGTGTTATTACGTGTTATCGCAAACGTCCCGATAAGCGGTAATCGTCCGGTAAACGCTCCGCAAGCGAATAGCTACGTACTGGCGAATAGGCGGGGCGTCTTCCGCATTGTAGCGCCGCTCCCCGTAATGCCAACGGCTACGGGGTCCGGCCGCTTCCGCCTCTTGGACGAGGGCTACCAACAATTGGACCGCCAGTAGCGCCCGTAGGGAGAATCTTAGCCGTCCCATCCGATTAGCTCCCGTATGTCCCGTAGGGGCGGATACTCCCCCGGCGGACAATCTCGCCTTACCAACGCATAGCAACGGGCGCACCAAAGGTTAATACCGTCGATAGATACCGCCGCCGGTTCCCGTAGGCAATAGGTGCATTTGCCAGCTTGTCCGCGCAAGATCGGCCGGAACCGCATACCGTTGTAGAGTAGCCCCCGGCCCGCTATCTCTTTAATAATCTGGCATACGCTCCCGCAATTGCAAGACCCGCCGCCCTCGTTCCGTACCCGGCAAATTTGGGTTATGACTAGCTGGCGTTGGGTATCGGGTACAAACGCTTTAATAACTTCGTCTTGGTTCGCCACGTTACCCCCCTACGATTTTGGCGTTTGGAAATTGGTTAATAACCCGCTCTAGCTTTCGTATCGCCTCTTGCGGGTCTAGCCGCCATGCGGTAGCGAAATTGGTAGTTGTTTCCCACGCTTGCCCGTCGTAGCCGTCCAGCCAAACCCCGGCGCTACATTCGATCTTAACCCCGTTGCCCCCTCGTCCACGGGTCCGGGGGCGGGCGCTCCGCTTTCTGCTTGCTCGTCTTGCCATGTTAAGGGTTCCTTTTAATAGCTCCAATCCGCGTTACCTAGCGTTTCCTCTACGCTGCTTGCGTGTTCGCCCGCCAGCGTTTCCAAATCATCGGCAACGCTTTCTAGGCTGGACTCTAGGGCGTCTAGTTGGTCTTTCCGCTCTTGCAATAATTCCAGCGTAGGGCAACCATTGGGAAACGCTTGCTCTAGGTTACTAATTTTCTCGTCTTGCTCGTCCCGCAATTCGCCTACCCGCTCCGCAATCGCCCGGACGGCTTCCGCCGCCGCTTGGCTATCCCCGTGGTCTATCGCCCCGTAATCGTCTTCTATGTCGTAGAGCGTTGCCAGATAGTCCGATTGCGTTAGTTGGGACCGCTTGGGCGGAGTCTTACTAACCCGCTTGGGGCCGTAGGCGAATTTCCACCAATAGTAGCTATCCCCTTTCTTAATGCCGCTTCCCCGAATTGCCTTACGCGCTTTCTTTACAAACGTAGCTCTAGCCATTGTCTGGACTACCTTAGATAGACCCCGTTACTAATTCCCCGTTTAGTAAGACTTCATAAGCGGCCGGGGCGGAACCGCTTACGCTATTAACGTAGCCTTTCAATTGGGCAACGGCTTCTAGTAGCCCGCCCTCTACCCGTAATTCCCCGCGTATCTTTTGGCGGACTCCGCCAATCGTTACCCAACCGATGAAAATTACCCGGTGGATTTCCCCGGTAACGCGAATGGCCCGCCGGGTATCCCGTTCCAATTGCTCCGCCGCGCACGTTAAGCAAGGTTCCTCTACGATCAAATGACCATTAGGGCAACGCCAGCCAACGGCCCCGCCGGTCCCCTCTACCGCGTTGCCAGCCCGCCCCAAGACCGCCTTTACGCGGGCGTAATAGGTCTTAGCCCGGCGGGCTATTTCCTTGTAGCTGGCGTCCGGGTATTTCGCCCGGACCCGTCTTATCTTCGTTTCTAGCTGCTTGCTTATACTCATTTAATAACCGCTCCGTAACCTTTGCCAATTGGAAGTCCGCCGCGTGGGCTATCCGCTCGTCCGCTGGCGTATACAATCCGCCCCACCAAACCCCGTTAATAACCCGGAAGACGAGGGAATAGCCCTCTAGTCTTGGTAGCTCGTTACTTGGGGAAGTAGTCCCCAAGTCCGCCCGTGGGGATTCCTTCCGCGTCCCGGCCGCTTGCAATCTCTTGCGCTGCTTTCGTGTAGACATTCCTAGCCTTTCCTTTGGGTTTGTTTGCTTTAATAGCTTCCAACCGCTCCGCCACTTCCCGGCGGGTAAGTACCCGCTTGGGCGTATCCTTGTCCAGCTTGGCGGGCGTGGGCCGTTCCGGGAATAGTAACCGCAAGCAAAGGGCGTTTAGGCTACGGTCTTCGTCAACCGCCCGCCGGTTTAGCTCGTCCCGGTCTTCCGGCCGCATACGTACCGTTACCATTACCAGCCGCTTTACTTCCTTGCTTTCGTCTTGCATTGCTTTGGACTCCGTTATTAAGACTTGAAACCGTCCCGATTACGGCGGGCGTCTACCGCTTCGTCGATATGGTCTTCCGTTACTTCCGCCGCGTCCCATAGCCGCCGTACCGATGGGGCCACGGAATAGAGATAGGAAGACCGCCCTACGCTCTTGGTACTCTTGGTAATTGTATTGCGGTTAATAGCTCCAAGTATCTGTAAGTCTACCAACCGCTTGTCCAGCGTGGCCCGTGGCATACGGGATACTTCCATTAAATCATCTATTGCCACGTTCCGCCCGCCGATCTTAATAAGGGCTTGGATAATGTCCAAGTGGAAACCGTGCGCCGTATTGAACGCTACGCGCTCTACCAGCCGGTAGCTTTCCTCGTCTACCTTTCGCTTGCCCAAGACCACGCAATTAGCCATAGCCAATTTTACTAGCTGCTTGCCTAGTCGCGTTGGTAATTCGCTTTCGGGCCGGTAGCTTAGTTCGCGGTCGTACCCGTGGCCCGCGTACTCTACCTTGGTTCGCAAGAGGGAAATAAGGTCTACTAACGCCCCCGTCCGCCGTAGGTAATCCATTCCTAGCGTTTCCAGCGGTATCATTTGGGGAACGTCCCGATTTAGAAACGAGTTAGCCGCCGTTTGTAGGGCGTCGTTTTTCTCCGCCTCTTGGCAAGCGGCAAGCATGGCGGACATTACTACCGATTTGCTTTCCCGGCGGGAAAGTTTGGGTAGCTGGAATTTTAAGAAACGCTCCCCTACGGGCGTATCGTTCAATGCGTGGATAATGTTAGTAACGCCCGCCAGTATATTGCCCTTACCAATGTAGTGGCGGTCTACCCCGTTGCCAAAGTGGCGCTTTACTTCCCCGTCATACCAGCCCCGCAACGTCCCGTAGGTTTCCTCTAGCGCTAGATCATTCCCCGTTAGTAGCTCCGTCCAATCCTTGAATATGCTACAACGTCCGATCATTTCCGGGATAAGGGACGGGTCCGGGTCCGCCTTGAAACCGCTTACCAATCCTTTCGATTGCATAGACGAGTAGAAGATAGCTTCCGGGGCGCTCCCCAACGTACAAAGTATTTCGGACTTGCCGCTACCGGGACTACCAACCACGAAACCCCACAAGGGCGCATCGTCCCATTGTGTAGCGAAGTAGACGGAGTAGCAAAATTGTAACGCCAGTACGTGGTTATCCGTCATTTCTAGGTAGCGTTGGTAATGCTTTAGCGTTTGCTTGAAAGACGGATTAGTAGCGGGCCGCTCCGCCTTAACCCGGACCCCTTCCCCCCGTGCTACTTCCGCGCTTTCCTGTCCCTTAAACGGCATACGTCTATGTCGCTCGTCCGTTAGCTTTAATAATTCCCGCGTGGTCTTGCGGGACGGCTTGGACCGCTCTACGAAATTCTCTTTAATAAAATCGGAAACGTCGTAGCCGTCCGCCAGCGTATCGGGCCAATTCAAGTAGCGTAGCTCCGTCTTGCCGTTCAACTTTTGCCAAGTTTTTTCCGCCATAGCGTCCCCGTCTTCGTCGTTATCCCCCATAACGACCACGGAACGAAAGCCCGCCCATAACTCCGCCCATTCGTCTTTAATAGTCCTAGCCCCCGGTATGCCGCAAACGAGGGCGTCCGCAACGCCAGCCCGCTTTAATAGCCAATCCCACGGCATGGCGTCCCATTCGCCCTCGTTCACGTAGAGGGTAAGCCCGGCCGCCGTTCCATCGGCTACCGCCGCCGCTACCTTATCAAGATTCCAGCAACCGGCCGGACGCCCGGCGGTCCCCATTTTCTTACCCGTGGGGTTCATAACCCGTAGGTCCGTTACCTTTCCTTCCGGGTTGTAGATCGGTACTAACCAGCGGTCTAGCGTCCCGTGGTAGCCTACGCCATGCGGGCGGAACGCTTCCGCCGGAATACCGCCCCGGCGCTCTTGCAACGCTTCCCAATCCTCGTTAGTAGTTTGCTTGGCTATCCACTCCGCAAACTGGACGAGGAACGTAGCCGCGTTGCCGCTCCGCCCGCATAGGGACCGCTTACTATGACATACCCAACGCCCCGTAACCGCGTGGGCAACAAACCCCCGGCGCTTGCCGCAAAATGGACAAGTACCTACTAGGTCTTCCCCGGACTCTTGGTAGGGTCCGGTACGCGCATACGCCCCGTGGAAACGGTAGGGCTTTAATGCTTTCGGGAAATCGTCTTGGGCTTCCATTGCCGCCGCCTATCCTAGATGGTTTTACCAAGGTATTTTTTAATAATCTTTTGAGCGCTTACCATTTGCTTATCGGTGAATACCGGCGCTTGCTTGGTAATGGACTCTAGGAAACCGTCTTCCCATTCGGTTAGCTTACTGGCGTACTCGTCCAAGATCGTTTGTAGGGCGTCCCGTACTTCCCTTTCGTGGTCCGGCCGGGGGTCCGTTAGTACCGCCTTTAGCTGGCGTCTACAACTATCGCAAATGGTTAGACCGATTGCGGGTAGCTCCCCGTTATTAACCGGGATAGAGATACGCCAAATCCAACGGGGCGTATTGCATGTTACGCATACGCTCCCGGAATTGTCCCCATAATATCTACTTTGCATCGTCCGCCCTTTCGATGAAAGCCCGCACGGGTAGCCCCTTGATACCTTTACCAGCCGCCCACGCTTCCGCGTCTTTCCGGCGGGGAAACATGGGGGACGCTACCAAGAGCGTAGGGCCGTTGTAGGTCCGCCTTGCCCGATTGGGTAACGTCCGAATTTGGTAAACCGTTTGCATCGTCGATAGCTCCCTTGAATTTAGTAACCAACCATCGGGGCGGGTCTTTAATAACCGTCCCGCAACGGGAGCAACGGAACGCCCGTAACTCCCCGTCATAGCCCCAAAACTCCCGGCCGCATACGCAAGACATAACCCACCTAAATGGGGAAAGAGAAAGGGGGCGGGCCGTAAAATTCCGCCGGAACCGGGTAGCCGGACCCCGTAATAGGCCCGGCTACCCCCGGATTTGGCCCCGTCTAGGCGTTTGGACCGCCCCGGACGGCTTCCGGGTCTTCCGCCAGCGGGGCCGCCCCTACGCCCTCGTCCGGGGCCACGTCCGCCGCTTGGCAAAATGGGGGGTCTAGCTTGATTTGGCCCGTGCGGACCATTTCGTAGAACGCCCGGACCTTTAGGGACTTGGTTAGCCAATCGTTGGACCGGAAAAACGAATGGACGAGGGGCGTAACTTCCGGGGCCGTTCGGTCCAAGTGGTCGATAAAGTCCCCAAGCGTGGCCCGCTCCCCGCCGCCGCCGTAGGTTTTGCGGATTAGCTCTAGCAAATCTCCCGCCCCGTTATTAACGCCCGCGTCCGCTTCGCTCCCCGCCCATCGCTGGACTACGTTAAGCGCCGCCGCGTCTTGGCGCTCCCGTAGGGCAACGCCAGCCCGCCGCCCGGCCGCTTCCATAGCGTCCAGCGTTTCCGCCGTCCGATCTTGATAAAGCGCCGGGTCCGCCAACCGATCTACCCCGCCCTCTTTAATAGCCGCCGCGTAGATTAGGTCCGTGCGCTCTTTTAATTGGGCTTGCTCTACGGACTCCCGCGTAGCCCGCTCCCCATCGAATGGCGGAACCGGCGGGGCGTCCCGTAAAAATTCCACGTCCAGCCCTAGCCCCTCGTCTTCCCCGGTAATCGTTATCATTCCGGGAGTTTTGCGTAGCTGCTTGGCAACGTCGATAAAGGCGGGGCGGACGTTACTAAAACCGGGGGCCGCCGCCAAGTGGGCTAGGATTATCCCCACTTCCTCTAGCGTAATCTCCCGCGTTTGGTCCGGGGTTCCGGTCCTATACGCCCAACCCTCGTTTACCGTTTCCGGTTCGCCAATGTCCGTAGCGTCAAAGCGCCCAAGGGCTACCCCGTGTTCGTTGTAGTATTCGTGGCCCTCGTCCCCACTTCGTAGGAACCGGACAAACTCTAGGACGGGCGTAAGTGGCGATACATTGTATTCGTCTACAACGTGCATTACCACGCTAGACAAGTCCAATTCTACCGGCCCCGCGTCCGTTAGTAGCCCTTGTAGCTCCGCTACCAATTCCCGGCGGGAATTCTCCGCATAGAGATTAACGAGGGCTACGACGTGTTTAACGCAATCGTCCCAACGCCAAGAGTCCACGCCCACGGTTTCCAGTAGATCAAACCCGGCCCGGACTAGCTCCGCCGCTTTCCGCCGGAACATTTCCCGCCCGCAATCGTCTAGGTCTTGCGGGTCCATAAGGTAGAGCGTAGCTACCATCCGATCTACCCGCCCCATCGCTTCATTAACTTGGATTGTCGAAAGCGCCATTGTCTGGACTCCCTTTACTAAAACCGTCAAACGAGGGCCGCCAACCGAATTAGTTAGCCGTAACCCAATCACAATCTACCGATTCTAACCAGTTTTCCGAATGTCTTTTAACATCGACCGGGGTAGCAACGCTTGGAAACATACCATCGTTATTACTCATTAGCTCCGCCAGCGTCTTAATAACGCTACGGGGCCGCCGGTCTTTCTCAAACTCAAAAACTAAATCATCGTGGATAGTCATAACTAACCAGCCGTAGCCTAGCTCTTGTAGGTAGCGGTAGGTCTTTACTAACGCCCGTTTCATCAAACGCGCTGCGCTGCTTTGAATTATATAATTGACGCCCTTATACGCTTCGTCCCGCCAAACGTCGATACGTTGCCCGTAGCGGTTAATAACGTAGCCATTGTGGCGGGCTTGCCGGATTGTATCTTGCATGAAACCAGATACGCCCGGAAATGAACTATCGAAACAATCGACCACGGTAGCCGCTTCGTCTTGGCTAATCTCCCGGCCGGGTATCGCTTCCATAATTCGTTTTAGTAATTTGCGGACGCCAAGCCCGTATAGCTTGCCTAGAAAAATATGCTTGGTATCTTGCCGCCCAATCTCTAGGCCGGTTTCGTTTTCAATTACGTTGGCAAACTCTTGGTAAACGTCCAGCCCCTTACGGAACGCCCGCAACATAAATTTTTCGTCCGCTTCGTCCGCGAAAATCCGGGCTTCTATTTGTTGGTAATCCATCGAATACCAAACGAAACCGGGACGAGGGCCAAACGGCTGGCGTACCCGTAGCATTACGTCCAGCGGGGTTAGCTTGCCGCATTTGGCGCAACGGACTTTACTACCAATCCATTCGACTATTTTTAGGTCCGCTTTGCAAAGATAGCAGCGCCCACGCTTGGGGACGTTTTGCAAGTTAGGGGACCGAAACGAAAACCGCCCCGTCTTCGCTCCCATTTGTTGGGGCCAACCGTGTAAAATCCCCTCGTTCATTTGGGCTAGGTAGTTATTAAAATACGTACTAACCGCCTTGCTTGCCCTTTCCTCGTCCATTAGCGCCCGGCAAAGCGGTACGTCCGTTTCGTAATATTCTAGGAACGTCTTATTTATTTGCGGGTTCCCGGCTTTCGTTTCCGCCAGCGGTTCTAGCCCTAGCTCTTTAACAAAGTAGGCTATCTTTTGGGGGTGGGAGTGCGCGAACGTGTCCGGGTTAAGATCGGTCTTGGCGGACTTGCAAATTTTGGTAATGGTCTTAGCCGCCCGCCGTTGCTGCTTTATCGCAATGTCCCGCCCTTGCTCTACCAATTCCTTGTCCAGATAAACGCCCCGGCTGGCAATGGCGTAGGTAACGGGCCATACGTCCCGGATTTCCTCTTGGTAGATCGGTTCTAGCTCTAGCTCCGCTAATAGCTCCCGGACGAAGCCCCATAGCGTAATAGTCCGCTCCGCGTCCCGTACCGCGTAGGACTTGCAAAGCGCCACGTACCCGGCCGCTTTCTCCCTTGCCGCCGCTTCCATCTTCCGGCGGGCGTTGGGCGTGGCCCCCGTGTAGGTCTTTAGCCGCCCAAGGGAGTTTACCAAGATCGTTTCCGCATACTGTATTAACCAGTAATCCGATTGCTTCCGCCCTTCCCCGTGCGATTCCTTGGACGATACCGCGTAGCCTTGCTTTGCTGCTTTCAACCGCAGCCCGTTTACCGCGCTTACTAACGCTTTCTTATCCTCGTCCGGTATGTCAAAGTATTTTTTAGTAACGGGCTTTAGTTCGTAGGTTAGTTCGCTGGCGTTGCAAACCCGTAGCGCAAATTCCGTATCCTCTATTAAGCCCGCTACGGGTATCCCCGCCGTTTCCAGCATACGTACATCAAAGGGGCTATTATGGAAGACTTTAGTAATACGCTTATCCGCGTAAAATCGTTTAATAGCCCGGTAGGTCTTGGGCTTGTCTTCGTAGCGTACCCGCCGGGTCTTCCGATCTACCGGGAATTCCCGGTAAGCGGTTTCCCCGTCTTCGTTGGCAAACGAAAACGCAAAGGGTAAATCCCCGTTCCAAGGGTCTAGGCCCGTGGTTTCCGTGTCACAAGCTACGACCGTCCCGCTAATAATCGGCATGGCAACTACTCCGCCGGGACGAGGAAGACTACCAGATACGGACCTAGCGGGCCGATCTTGTGGCCCCGCCGCGTTACCAGCCCCACGGTAGCGCCGTCTAGGGAGTAAACCGCGTCCCCGGCCGCTGGCGGACACGTAACGAGGGCGGGCCATTCTACGCCCTCTAGGCGCTCCGCCCCGCGCTTGTCCGGGTCCGGGACTATCTCTACCAGTACGCCCGGCAAGACTTCCAAGGGGGCCAAATCGTCCGGGTCCGGTAAAACGATGGTTGGGTTAGATTGTGACATTAGTAAGACGAGGGGTTGGGGAACGAGAAAACCCGGCCCCGCCAGCAAACGCCAGCTGGGCCGGGACAAAAGACGCCAGCGCCGGACTAGGCCGCTTCTACGGAGTCCGCCGGGACGGTCTTAACGACGAATTCCCCGCCGTGCTTGAAACGGACCTTAACCGTTTCGTCTTCCTCGTTAATAGCCTTAACCGTCCCTTGGGCTTCCTTCCCCTTGTAGTTGACGATTACCTTAGAGCCTACGTCTAGCTCTACTTCCTCGTCTTCGTCTTCCTCGTCTTCCTCGTCTTCGTCTTCCTCGTCTTTCTTCCCCTTACCCTTGGGCTTGGGCTTGGACTTGCCGCCCTTGCCCTTCCCCTTGGGCTTGGCGTCTTCCTCGTCTTCGTCCGCGTCTTCCTCGTCCGCCGGTTCCAAGACCGAAAGCAGAATACCGGGGTACTCGTTCCCGTCTTCGTCTTCTAGCTTGGCTTTCGTTCCTTTGATCGAAACGACCGTGCAAACTTTCGCTTTCTTTGCGCGGGGCGGGGTAAATAGGACGGAGTCCCCCTTACTAATTTCGGGGGCGTCTTCCTCGTCTTCGTCTTCCTCGTCCGCTTTGGACCCCTTCCCGCCTTTCTTCCCGCCCTTGCCGCCGCTGGCGGTCTTGGCTTTCTTCCCCTTCCCCTTGCCCTTGGGCTTGGCGTCTTCGTCTTCCTCGTCTTCCTCGTCTTCCTCGTCCGTGGCAATGTCCACTTTGTTAAGGTAGACGTTTTGATACTCGTCTTTCATGCGGACGGAGATACGGCAATCGGGGGCCGCCTCTACCATCCCTTCCAACGTCGATTCCAATTCCTCTACCAAGTCCATTTCGTCTACCCCATCGACGAAGCGCCCCAAATCGCGCTTAAGGTAGGAAAGGTTTTCGTCCGTTTCCAGATTGTAGCGGGACGTTACCACTTCCCCGGCGGGGTCTTCCTCGTCCCCAATCGTGTAGGAAAGCACGATAACCGCTTTGCCCCCCATTTCCTTTAGCTCCGCCCCCGTAAGGGTAGCGGAGTAGGAATCGTCCGGGACGGCTTCATTAGTAAATCCCCCGCCGTCCGCCGCTTTGGTTTTCTTAAACTTGCCAGCCGCTTTCTTAACGGCCGCTTTAATTTTGCTGGACAATGCCATAACTACTAAACTCCGTACTTGAAACTAGAAACAAATCGACACTACTAACGCTTCCGTTTTTTGATCTTCGCTTTCGGTTTCCTTTCCGCCGGTTTGGCTAACTGGTTATTAAAAGCGGCTAGGAAGTTTGCGTAGGCTTCCGTCTTGCCGTCCCCCATCGGGATATACTTAACTGGCGTCCCATCGTCGTAGAGGAAGTTTTCTTCTAGCCGACAACCCGCCATAATTTCATCGTCCCCCCGGATTTGTAAGACGCGCTCCCCCCGCCGGAAATGATAGTAGCCGATTACATCTACCATACCCGCCACTAGCTCTAGCGTCTTCCCGGATAGGTTGGGGTGTACGTCTTCTACTTCGTCCCCGTCCGCCAGCGGACGAGTACCCCTAACCGCGTGGCTTACTAATACGGTCCCCTTGTCCCGTAGACCTAGAAAGCCCCGCAATAGCTGGCGGAAGGGTTTATTAACCCCGTCCCAACCCTTACCGTAACCCTCGTCCGATGGGTGTTCTATTCCCATCTTGGCTAAATGGTAGTCCCAACTATGGGCGTAGAGGGCTTCTACCGTGTCCAGCGTTACGTTATCAAACTTGGTAGTCTTGCGAACTAGCCGTAGGAACGCTACCGCCGCTTCCCAATCGGTAATATCAAACTTAAACAACCGCAACGCTTTCGCCCCGTCTTCCGCCATTCCGTGAATTACGCCCCGCCATTGTTGGGTAAGCGTGGTCTTACCGATCTTGGGCGGGCCGTATATCCAAAACGAAAAATCTTCCAACCGCTCTAGCGGTTCGCTTTCGATGGTTGGTAGCCGGTAGCTCGTCCGCTCTACCGTCTTCCCTTTGCGCTTTAGTTTCATTCTACCGGGACTCCGTTAGTAGTGGGCCGCTGGCGTGGGACGCCAGCGAAGTTATTAGACGTAATGGGAACGAACAAACGGCAAGGGCCGTACTTAGTTAGTAGCGCGTTGAGATTGGGGTAATGAGGGCCGCCAGCATACGCCCAACGCTCTAAGTCCCGCAAGATGGGTAGAAAAACAAAGTCCCGGAAACGCTCTAGGTCCACTTGCGTTAGCCCGTGGCGGAACCGATAGAAAAAATACGCGGGTTTCTTTGCCACTTCCTTACCAATCCGCCGGATAAATCCCGATAGGCTTTCCCCCTTGTGGGGTTTGCTGGTAGTCCGCCTTATTACGTTATGTTCTACGGACGATGGGCATTTACCAGTATTGATAAAGTGGGCTAGGGAGTACGTTAATAACTGGAAATTAAGCCCCATCGTATTTTCTATTTCGTATTCCGTTATCCGGCTGGTAGTCTTCGTATCCGTTAGCCGGGTCCGCTTGCCGTCCCGAAACGCTCCGTCTTGCGTTCCGTAGATCGTAATAGGCTGGCAACCCTTACTTTTAACCGTGGCGGAAAATTGCCCCTCTAGGCTAGTCCACTTGCGTTTAAGATCGGCCGCGTAGTGGCGGGCGTAGTGGGGCCAAATCGCCACGGCTACCGCGTAGTTAATCTCTTGCTCCGCTTTGGCGGTAGAGGGTAGGTTTTTCCAGCCCTTAATAAACGAGGGGTGGTAGACCGTGCGAAGATCGGCCGCCGGGTCTTTGGATAGCTCCCCTTTTAACCAACGCTCTATTAGCCAATGGAAGACGTTACCAAACTCTAGGGACACGTTATAGACTTCGTATTGGTAGCCGCAAACGTATTGTAGCCAAAATTGGTGCTTGCATGATAACCAAAGGGATAGCCCGGATTGGTTGATACCGTCCCGGTATAAGTCCCACCATTTGGAAGACCGGGGGGCGTCCCCTATATCGAACTGGTAGCCGGACTCTTTCCGGCGGAGAATCTTGCCGGGGCCGGACCCTAGCCGCTTGCCAGCCCGCAACGCATCTACCGCCCGCTTGCCTAAGTCCGTGGGGCCGATTTCTTCCCACGGTAGCGCCGTACTTTGATCTTTGCCCCGCCGCCGAAACCGTTTGATTTTCGCCATTGCTCTACCTTTGGTAATTGGTCTATTTTCGGTTCCGTTTTCCAAACGTGTTTTAGGTACTCGTCCAACCATTCCGGTAACGCTTCCTTGCAATCGTCCCAAGTCCCTTGCTCTAGCTTGAATAGGTTTAGGTAAGGGACTATTAAGCCCGCCAGCCGTAGAGCGTAAGCCCGCGTAGGGCAATGGAAGATGATACTACGGCCGCTGGCGATATGCCAAACGCCCCAACTATTATTCCACTCCGCCAGCCCCACGCAAAGCGTTTTGCGGGTTCCCGGTACGTGGTAGCCGGTTCCCGTGTACCGCGCGTAACCCACGTAGTAGGTAAACGAGAATGGTAACGCCCTCTTGATTTTCATTACTAAAACTTCCCTTGGGCAAATAGACCGATACCGAAAGCGTCCCAATCGTGGGAGATAGGGTAACTTAGTAATCCCCCAAACGTCGTTTCGTCTTCGCTACTCCGCTCGTCCAGCCCGTACCGTTTAAGTATCCGCCGGTAAACCATATCCTTTGATAGTTGCCCTTTCCATTTGGTAACGGGTACGGAATGGAAAGCGGCCCCGATGGTTTCGGCAAAGTAGAAGATAGCCCCCGTGGCGAAAGCAACGTGCAAAACGTCCGCCCTAGCCGCGTTGGCCCGGACCCCATCAAACCCTATCATTTCTTCGCAATAGACCCGCTCTACGTGGTAGCCCTCTAGCTTGGACGCCAGCCGCTTTAATAGCTCCCGGACCCCGCTTATATGGTTGCGTAGGATTTTGCCGGACGTAGAGAAACTACGGTTAAGATCGTACTTACCAGCCGCAATAGGCGGGACGAGGGGGCCGCGTTCCCATTTGCGCATATCCCAAACGCAATAGCCCATAGTAACCGTACCGGGGTCTATGCTTACGCTTACCCTCATTACAGTAACCCGCCTTTCCTAGACTTTACTAAAACCCGTTGCAAAAAATAGGCGGTAGACCGCTTGCGCTCCCGCAACGTATCTACTACCGCTTCGTCTACGGTCCCCCTCGTTACCAAATCGACTATTAAAACGGGTTCCGTCTTCGTCATATCGTCCGCCCGCGCTTCGCATTGTCCACGTATGCCCCAATCCCATACGTTACTGTAAAAAATCATGGCGTCCGCAAACGAGAGATTTAGGGCGTATTGCCCTATCTTGGATTGTACTATTAAAACGTCAAAGTCCCCCGCCCGGAACGAGTCCAACAAAGTAGCCCGCCGGTCCCGTGGGGTTAAGCCCGTAATCTTACGGGCCGATAGTCCCTCTTGGGCTAACCGGCGGGCTACTAATGTTATCTCCCTAGAGAATCTTGCCCATACGATTACGCGCCGCCCGCGTAGCTCCCCCTTTAATAACGCTACTAGCTCGTTCGCTTTCGCTTGGGAGCAAAGCAAGCGGGCCGCGTCGTATTCCGGCGGGACTATTCCGCCCGCCAATTGGGCGAACCAATTAGCCGTAACTACGGTCCATTTCGTTTCGCCAGCCCCGCAAGCAAAGTCTTTACTAATCTGGCGGTAGATCGTTCGTAGCTTGGGCGATAGCTCTACGTGGCGGGTTTCGTAGACCTTGGGAACGAATAACCCCGCTTGCTTCGTTGTTTTGATAAACGCCAGCCGCCGGACTTCCGCCCGTAGCTGCTTGCGTACTCCGTCTTTTAGTAGCCACTCAAACCCGGCTTGGTACATATACCGCTTACGCCAAGTCCAAAAGTCCCGGCAACCCATAAAGACGCCAAAGACCGTTAATAGTTGGGTAACGTAATCTTGTGGCCCGCCGGGGTCCGGTAGCCCGGTAAGAATGGCCCGCTTAGGGGCGTCCAGCTTGCGTAACAATAGCTTACTAATCTTCGCTTGTGGATTAGTTAGCCAACCGCCGGACTCGTCCATTATGACGGCTTCCCACGGACGGGCGGTTAGTAACGAGGGACAAGCGCGTAGCCCTTCCGGGTTTGTAACGAACCAACGGCTAGACGTACTGGCGTCTAGTGTCCGTAATTTTGCTTTCGTACTCCCGGCAAGGGCCACGGCTTGGACTCCCTCTAGTTTTAGCTCCCGCTCCCAAACGTAGATCGTAGTAGCGGGGGTAACTATCAAAACGTAATCGTCTTCCGTTGTTTCATTCTTCCCCCATCGTATCGCTACTAGCGATTTGCCTAACCGCATTTGCATTAGTAACGCTATGCGGTCTTTCCCCGCCGCATACGCTAGGGCTTCCGTTTGATGGGGGCGGGCTTTCCGGGGTTTCGTTTTCATCGTCGCCTAACTCCGCCCGGACAATCCGGTAGCCGGGGGCTTCTATCCCGATACGTACCTTACGCCCGCCGATCTTTACCAGCGTTATTAACACGTCTTCCCCTACCTTGATTTGCTCCCCTACCATCCTTGATAAAACTAGCATTACTAACCCTACCTTTCCGGGCTTCTAACCATTTAATAAAGTCTTCCAACTCCCCACGCGAAACGAGTACCGCCAGCCCCACGCCCTCTACGTGGTCTAGCTCGTCCCAAAACCTAGACCACGCCACGGGGCCGCCGTAGAGGGCGTTAATAGCCCCTAACTTGAAATCCAAAACGAAACCGTCCAGTCAATGGCGGTAGCCAAACGGGGTAAGATCGGCCGAACGTGGCGGAATAGATGGTACGATAACCATTAGAGGGGCTTCCCTTCCGGTACTTGGTTCGCTTCCCTAAACCAGCCGTCCTAACGACCGGCCCCGGCGGGTATTGCTACCGGCCGGGGCCGGTCGTTAGGACGGAACGCCATAGCGTCGAATGGGCTTTATAACAAAAACCCGGCCGGGGCGTCAATCCCCATTTTTCGCCAGCGTAAGGGCGTCGTAGCCCCATCCTTGGACCACGCCCGGCCGGGACACGTCCGGGGCCATGCGGACGGTTCCAAACGCATAGAAGACCGCCCGGCTATCGTGCCGCTCCGCAATGGCCCGGACGAGGGCTACCCGGTCTAGGGCCGCCCGATGGGAAGCGTAGGGGCCGGACGCCAGTACGTACCGGCCCGCGTCCAGCGCCGAAACGTAATAAGGGCCGGGGGCGGTATCGGCTTCCGGCGGGAACGAGTCCGGGGCCGCGTGGCGGTAGCTGGTAATTTCCATTAGACCCGCCCCTTTGTTAGCTGCTTTAATAGTACCGTATCTCCCGCCGCTATGGCGTCGATAACCGGGACAATCCACGTTTCGACATAGCGGGCCGTAGCCGCCTTAATAGCCGCCGTATCTTGTTCGCTGTTATTAAGCCCGCCGCCCGGCAAGTTAAAGTAGGCGTTATCGTAGCGGACTTGCCGCTTTAGATATTCGCAAGCGTGTACTACGGTCTTAGTCGGTTTGCTCGTTCGCTTTCCCATTTGCTGGACTCCCTAAGAAAAAACGCCCGGCGGGAAACCCCCGCCGGACGTTACCAAGTTTAGTAAAGACCGCCCGCCGTGTCAACTATACCCCGTCCGGGACTTCGTAGAAGTCTTCCCGGAACGCTTGGTAAGCGTTCCATAGCTCCGCGTGTAGGTGCATCATGCCGGAACCGTGGTACGTGTCCAGCCAACCCAAGAGGGTAGCCGGTTCTACATCGTCCAGCCCGCACGTATCCAATCTGGCAAATAGAAACCACGCCAGTAGATCGGCTGGCGTAGCGAAACGGCGCTTACGCGGGGTCTTGCCCTTGGGCGCTTTCCCTTTCCCCTTGGGCTTGGGCGGGTCTTCCTCGTCTTCCGCCGGGTTTGCCCGATTGTTGGCGGTATTGGTAACGCAAGCGTTTACCGCGTCTTCCATCGTGTCACAATCGGCAATCGGCAACCCCGGAATATCGCCAAGTAGGTAAACGTCCATTGCTACGGCTCCCCCGTCTATTAGTAACTCTTGCCGGTCCCCGTCTTCCTCGTCCGTATCAACCCCTAACGACGCCCGGACCCCGCACGCCAGCGCCGCATAAAGCCCCCGCAACGCCCGCCGGGGTTTGCTGGAATTCTCCCGGACAAACTCCGCCACGTCCCCCGCTTCGTAATCTGCTTGGCAAAGGTCTTGCCACTCTTTCGCGCTTCGCTTCATAACTTGGACTCCCATTACTAAACTAGAAACAACCGGCCGGAACGTCCAGCCGGATTAAACCGCCGCTTTCAATTTTTCCAATAGCTCCGCCCAACTATCGCCCTTGCATCGTCGAGCAACTCCGAAACAGCATTCCGGCGCGCGTGCTCGACCTCGCGAATCGCAGCACGAAACGAAAATAAAGTGGGCTCACTCGCGCGAAGTCGCACAGCCACTCGCTCGGCCTGCTCCAGCGATTGGGCCAGTTCTCGCAACCTCGCCACCAAGCTCGCTCGTTGATCTCGCGTCATCGCAAACCCCTTTCAGAATTGCACCACCACGAAACGCAAAACAAGGTTAAGACCGCCTACGCTATTAACTGTATAGGCGGAGCAACGGACGGAGTAAAGACGGGACTTGCATTTTTTAATTTCCTCGTCCAATTCCCGGCGGGACTCTAGCCCCTCTAGCAAACGCTCCGCCGCCGCCAGCGGGGCTACCATGTTCGGTAACGAGGGCGTCCCGCCGTACACGTCGATAACGAAGCGCCCCGCCGTTGCCAGCCCCTTTAGGACCGCTTCCAGCCCGCCCAAGGTCTTTAGCTCGTTACTAATCGCTTCCCGCTCCGCTTGGGCTTCCGCCAGCCGTTCGCGTATCTGGACTTTCTCCGCCGCCGTTGGGGCGTTGGGGCGTTCCTCTACATACGCCCGCAACCGCCCAAGAGAAATTTACGGCTACGATTTGCATTGTCTGGACTCCCTAAAGGTTTCGTTTGCGTTACGTTACCAATTTTAATAATCGGCTAGGCTGGCGTCAATCCCCTATTATTAAAATTTTTCCAGTAGAGGGGGTAAATTTTAGATCTTCCGGGTTTCCGATCGGCGCACAAAAAAACCCCGGCCGGGTAGCTCCCGCCGGGGTCTTCGTTTCGGCCGATCATTCGACCGGGGCCGCGTCGATGGGCGTTAGCCCGCTTCGCTCTATCGTGGCGGTATCGCCCGGCCGCCAGCCCCGCCGCCCCTCGTCCAGCCGGACGGCTACCGCCGCCGTCCGTTCCGAAACCCGGACCACGGTAGCCGCCAGCCCCGCTAGCGGGCCGTTGTTAATGCGGACTTTCTGGTTTGCTTCTAACATCGTCGTAGGACTCCGTAGAGGGCCGTAGGATTAGACCGCCGCCGCCGGGGTGGTTTCGGCCGAAACCGGGGCCGGGGGGCCGCTGGCGGGCTTCCGGGACGGCTTCCCGCCGCTCTTGGCGGGCTTCCCTTTGCCGATCTTGGCTTTACCGGGCTTGGCGGACTTCCCGGACTTGGCGGACTTCCCGGCGGACTTGGACGAGGGGGCCGGGGCGGTCTTGGGTTTGGCCCGCTTTACTTTGATCTTCCCGCCCTTACCCTTGGGCTTGGCTTTCTTCCCCCATCGCTTTGCGGCCCGCTCCGCTCCCGCCGCTACGCAAGCGGGGTTTGGCTTCCGGCCCGTGTCCCACGCGCTGGACGTGGTTACTTCCCCTTCCGCGTCGTAGGCGTAGCTTTGCTTGGGCGTCCCCTTAACGACCTTGCCCGGCGGGTTGCCGTAGCCCAAGATACCCCGGTTATACATCGACCGGACCCGCCCCACGGGTTGGGCAATCTCCCTATCCGGGAATTCCTTACGAAACGCTTTGGTAAGGCGCTCGTCCGTTAGCTTCCGCTTGCCGTTGTCCGCAAGCAGCTTGGACCAAAAGGCGGCTACCCCTAGCCCCGTAGTCTTACCAACCGTAAGACCCGAAACGGGTTCCCCGGCGGGCTTGGTTGGGGCCGTTTTCTTCGCTGGTTTTTTCTTCGCTACTTTCATCGTCCGTACTCCCGTGGAAAAACTGGTAACGGGCCGGAAACCCCGGCCGCTTTGGTAAGGGTATCGTCCAGCCCCGGACGTGTCAACTATCATTATTAGTAGAATTATTCCCGCGTTTCCGGGGGTATAGTATGTAGACCCCCTTAGTACCCCTATTATCTAACCTAATTTTGGGGGTTTATTAAAGAATAAAGAGGGGTCCGTACACTATACCCCCCTAAACCTTGGAATAATTACCCGGCTATTAACGAGAATTCGTTATATCAAGGGCTTTCCGGCGGAAATGAACGCCAGCGCGTCCGCCGGGTAAAGTACCGAAACGGGTACGAATTTATGGACCATTGCAACGTAGCCGCCCTCGTCCACTCCGTTGGACCCGATACGTAGCAATTCGCCCGGTTTCCACGTCCGGCCCCTATCGTCGATTACGGGGGCCGAATTGGTCCGCCCAAGCGTTCCGCCTAGCTCGTCTACGATCTTGGTAAAGACCGCCTTAGAGTACCGCCGGGAAACCATTACCAGCGCTTCCAGTACGCCCGGCCGAAATTCGATGGTTTGGGTAAGCGCTCCGCCGTAGACGAGGGGGCCGGGTAAACGCTCCGTAGCTGGTTTCTTTGCTTTCGCCATTGCTTGGACTCCGTAAGATTACCAAGGAATAATAACCCCGTCCCGGCCGTAACGGGCCGGACGAGGGCCGCCGCCCCACCATTGAAAACCCGTAGGGTTGTCCGTGGTTTTCGCTCCGCAAAACGCATTATAGCCGGGGGAGTAATAATTCTCGTCCACGATACGCGCGGTAATCCACGCCCGCCGGATACCCACGGAACAAAATTTCCCAAATGGAACCGTCCCAAACGAGTAGGTAGAAACGAGTAGGTTAAACCTATTGAATACGCTACCCGTCCCTTGTCCGTGTTCTAGCGCTTGCGTTCTAATAACGGTTTTCTCCCCCATTACGCCAGATAGAGAGTTTAGCGCTACCGTCCCCGCCGGGATTACTAAAGGTAGCTCGTTATTCCAGTACCCGCCGGGGTGGTTTGCCCAATCTATGGGCGTAGATTGTCCGTTAAAGTTTTGGACCAAATGAACGGAGAATGGTAGCGGGGCCGGAATGATATTACTAACCCCATCCCCGGCGGAATGGGTATGCGGAGTACCGGCGCTTGCGCCCCCCGTGGTTGCCATGCTACCAAACGGGCTAGTCCACAAGCTACCCGGTTGGGCGTTTATATTGTCCGCGTTCCAAATGTTTACGTAGGCTTCTACTCCGTAGGTTAGTTCGTAGACGCCCGGCGCGTGTATAAACAAATCTCCCGTAGCCGCGTCCACGTGCGCCCAATTGAATTGGTCTACAGTAGATGGGGTTTGTTGGTCCGCCGATATGGACCCTCTAATAAACTTGGCTTCTAGGGTCCGTATGCCACGGTAGCTACCGCTAGCGCTATCCCCATCGTCCGTCCAAACGGCGGTAATAGCCCGTTGTCCGCCTAGCTCGTTAATAACTGTATACAAATCGTCGCCCACGGGGGAAACGAGATACCAGCCTACCGGATGGGCGTAGGAACCAAGGTTTACTACTTTAATAATCTCCCCGGTTTCCTCTAATTGGTCCGATTTCACTTTCCAAACCGTACAATCCCTTGGGTAGACTTTGCGATTTTTCCGCGTGGGGGCGGGACTATTATTACCCGCGTAGTTTCCGTATTCTTCGTATTTGGTTCGATAGGTTTCTATATTGGCATAGCCGTTAGACGGGCCGCCAAACGCTCCCGGTAGCCACGGGGCTAGGACGAGTTTACAACCCTCTACATCGTCCACGATGGGGGCTATTGCGATACCGCCGCCGCCGTTGGACATTCCGGCGGACGTGGCGTTAAACTTCCCTAGCCGGTCTACTTCGTCGTAGAGGGCGGTTAGGTCTTTGGCGCTTAGCTGCTTGTCCCCTTGCTTGGGACGGGTTAGTTTTCGTGGCATGGCTATTAAGATCGGACGGAGTAAGGGGGCGGGACTACGTTAGCAAGGTTATAGCTTTCGTAGGGCGGGTTATCGGACCCGGCCGCAATGCACGGAACCCATTTAAGCGTATCGGGGTGTAGGATATTATTCCAGCCAAACGGCTGGTAGATGAAATTATACTTGATCTTCCAAGTACGGGCCGTAAGGAATTGGCTTTCCCGTTCCGCGTTGGGGCCGTCGAATAGGACCGTACCGGGGGCCGCCCCAAAGATTTGCTTACTATTAACCTTGCCTACCGCCGCTTGTATTTGCTCGTTAGGTAGAAACCCGGCGCGTGGAATGGTAACGGTATATGTTACGGTTGGTATGCGGATATGGCGCTTAACCGTTTTTTTCTTTGGTTCAATGTTGGCGGGGTTGGGGGGAATCGGGAAGGGGCTACCGTCTTCGTTGCTGCTTGGTAGATTTTTGATGCGTTCCTTAAATGCCGCCGCGTCTTCCTCTATTTTTTTCTTATCTACATCGTCTACCACTTGGACCGGGATAACCGCAATTTCTACGTTGTAGTCCAAAGACTCTATTAAATACGTGGCGGGTTGCCCATCGTCGTTTTTATCGTCTTCGTGTTCGGGAATTTTGTAATCTACCGTTACCTTTGCCCACTTGTAACGAGGGCCGTAAGCCCACGAACTATTAAGCATTTTGCCCAAGCCCTCTACGGTTACGGAGTCTACCAAGAGGGCCGGGACGCCCGGCCAATTTTGCCGCCCAACGATATAGGCCGCGTTGCCGTAGATTACTAAGACGCCCATAAGGTCCGCTATTACTTGGGGGTAATCGTCCCACCATACGCGGGCTATTCGTTGCCCGGTTACTCCCTTATTAGTAACCGCCAGATTGCCGCTACCCGCCAATTCGTCAATTATTAAACTAGACATTCCCTACGCTCCAATTAGTGGGGCCGATTTTTTCTCTTTCTCTACCGCCGCTACTACTTTCTCCGTGGCTACTAAATTTTTCTCCGCCACTTCTACCCCGCGTTTTGCAATTTCCAATTTCTCCCCTTCCTTATCGCCAAACGCCATTTCCAAATTTTTGGTAAATAGGGACGAAGCGCTTACTAGCTCAAATTTGATCTTGCGGGTTTCCTTCCCTTCCCCGGCTAGGGACTTGTCAAATTCTTTAATAGCCTTTAGCTCGTCTACTTTCTTCCCCGCCTTTTGCATTTTTGCATCTATGGCCCCTACCAATTCTTCCCACGCTTTAACGCTTTTATCGTGGGTAGTAGCGCTTGGCATAATGGGGGCTTTTACTTTCTTCCAAACGTCTTTAATAACTTCGTCTATGCCAATCTCTATCGCGTCCGTTCCGCCGCTACGGATAAAGTCCCAAATCTCCGCCCATCCTTTATTAAGGAATTCCCATAGGGAACCGTGGGATTTAGCGATAGAGTCCAATACGTTCGGGAAAAATTCTAGTATGTTATTACCAAGGGCGGAAAATATCGCCCACGCATCGTTACCAAACGAAACGATAGCGTCTTCTACGTCCCCTAGCCCCGCGTCAATCAAATTGTAGACGAGTCCCGATAACTCCGCCCAATTACTAAAGACCGCCATTACCATACGCAAGACGGTAGTAACATTTTCCGCCACGCCCTTTAGAGTTTGCCCCCAAGACTCTACGCCCACGCTTGCCGCGTCCACTTCCCCGATAGCGTCCCCGAAAAATTGCAAAAATACTTCCGCCGCTGGCATGAAAATGGAACCGATCTTAATACCCAAGTCTTGGACGAGGGCCATAATCCGTTTCATTTGATTACCAAAACTACCGCCGGTCTTAACCGCGTCCCCGTGCGCGTCGCTCGTCCCCCGGACGATGATATTAAGGCGGGCTAGCGCTTTCATTTGCTCGTTTGCGGACTCCGCGCTACCCTTGTGGCCCATTCGCTCTAGCTCTAGCTTTAGCGTGTTCTCACTTAGGACCACGCCATATTTTTTCATTACTTCCCCGCTACCCGTCATAGCTGCTTGTATGTCGTTAATAGCGTCCGCGTCCGATTTGTTACCAAACGACGCCATATCTACCGCTAGTTGGGCGATTTGCACGGACATACCCGCCGCCTTGTCCCGTGCGAAACCAAGGGGTACTAATAAATCTTGGGTATTAGCCGCCATTTCGGTTAGCTGCGCTTTGGACCGTCCCATAGCGCGGGCCATTTTGTCAATTTCCAGCGTAGCCGCCGGGGCGGACTCCCCAAAGACCGTATCGAATTTGCCTTTAACTTCCTGAAAATTCCCCGCCATGCCGGTAGCGTATCCGCCTAGCCCTACAACCGCCGCCCCAAGCGTTACCAAAATTGATAGCCCCATAGTGGCGGACGCCCACGCCATTTGCGCCGCCGTAGCTATCATCTTGAAACCGCCAGATACCGCCATACCCATACCCTTACCGGCTATCCCTATCATGCCGTAAAGTCCCGCCAGCGCCCCGGACTTATCCCCGCCGCCCTTGGACGCCATGCTTTTAATAGCCGCCGTCCCAAGCGTGGTAAAGGATTTCATACCGGCTAGACCTAGCTTAGTAGCCTTGTCCGCCATGCGGTCAAAGAATTTCAACCCCGCCGGGGTAAGACGAGAGAACGCCATAAGCCCGGCTACGGTTATCCGCTCAAATGATTTGATAGATTGCGCCCCGGCTTTCGTAGCTCCGCTGGCGAATTGCCCAAACGCTTTGGCCCCGGCTACGCCGATCTTGCCGCCCTCTTTCATGGCGGAGTTAAAGACCTTGGTAAGATTGTTGCCGCTGGACTCCGCCAACTTCATTACTTTGGCTAGGCCGCTATCCTTGCCGGTAAACGAAACGAATAATTCCCCAAGGTTAAACACGTTTTCGGCCCTTTCGTTTGTTTACTGGTTTTGGTAACGGCTTCCCTTCCGCTTCCATTTGGGCTAATAGCTGCGCCTTGAATTGCGCCGGGTCCATTAGTTCGGGTTGGTTCCGCCACTCGTCCGGGTTTCCGCCTACCGCGTACATATAGATTTGATCTAAGGTTAGCTCCCTAACCACGCCCGGCCCCCAACCGTATTTTTCCGCCAGCCCGGTAAAGACCTTAAACCAAATATCGTAAGACGCTATCGGCGCTTTGCTTTCTTCGCTTTCTTTACTAACAGCTTGCCCCGCAATTTTTTTTTAACGGCTGGCGTTGGTTCCGTTGCGTTGGCTTCCGGGAAAACGAGGGTTTGGACCGTGCGGTAGATTAGTTCGCACTCCGCATTACTAAACGCCCTCGTTTCGTCTTCCGGCGGGAACGCTTCCCGCACGCTTTCCAGCGTTGGGAATTCCGGGGCCGTTGCCTTTACCATCGACCAAAAGAGGAAGATTGCCCCCTCTAGGTTATCTCCCCACTCCGCTACGGGTATCCGTAGCATGTTCGCCCGGTTCGCTTCCCGTAGCTCTAGCGCCCGGACGGCTAGCGCCTTTTGGACTTCCGGCGGGAATTTGCTTAGGGCTTCCGATTCCCGCGCCAACTCTTGCAACGGGTCCGCAACCCGCGAACATAGGTAAGCGTGCAACTTACCAAGAGTATTAACGGAGATAGCGCTACATTCGTAGCGCTTCCCCCGGATTTCCAAAAACGTACCAATACCCGCCGCCCGCTCTAGTGGACTTCTAGCCATTGTGAATTATCCCCGTGGAAAGGAAAGTTAGTAACGGCCCCCGCCGCTCGTTAGCTTTCGTGTTTAATAGAGTACGGCCCGTTACTGGAAAAATTGAACGAGAAAACCGCCGCCGGCCCGCCGTTGGGGTCCGCGCCCATCATCAAATCTTTAATACGGGCGCTTGGCAAATCCCGGTAGATTTTCTTTCCCGTGGTAGGGGCGCTTTGCGTAATGTAGAGTTTGAGGGCTACCAAGTCCCCTTCCTCTAGCAAATCGCTTACCACTTGTTCGCCCGTAATCTTGCCCTTAACGGACCCGGCGCACGATGCGTTGCCGTCTACGGACAACTTAAATCCGCCGCTGGCGGACGTAGCGAACATTTCTTCGTCAACCGTACCCGTGCTTTCGTGGTCCGTAATTTCCAATTCCGTGGCCCCGATGAAAACCCGGCCGTCTTTGCCTTTAACCGGCGTACCGTAATCCATATTACTAACCCTTTCGTCTTGGACGAGGGCGTAGCGTTTCTACGTCGAAACGCATAAACGCCCTCGTTAGTCCGTTGGTAATTTCGTCCACTCCGCCCGCGCCTTGTGTTACGTCAAACAATTTTTCCCGGTCCAAAAATAGCGCCGCTTCCTCTAGTAGATCGGCCGCCAAGTCCCGCCAGTAAATGGCGTCCGCTTGCTTGGTAGCGTATATGGCTACTTGGACCATATAGATACGGTTAATAGCCTTGCTCGTCCCGCCGGGGGTAGACGAGTCCGGCCCCAAGATCAAAACGTAGGGGGCGTCTACCGGGGTATCCTTGCCCGTGGTAGGGTCTTGGATTTTGTCCGGGACTTGTCCGGTAAAAATCTTGTGGGGCGGAACCATACGGCTAAATACCGCGTCCGCTACCAAGACCTTTCGGAATTCTCCCCATACGTTAGCCATGCTGATTACCGCCCGAATTTATTAAAAGCAATTTTTGCCGCCCGCTCTAGTGTATTCTTTACCCTCGTTTGCTCTTGAACTAGCGCCCGTTTCATAAACGGGCGGGGGTCCATTTTCCGCGTTCCGAATTCCAACCATAGCCCGTAATTGGCGGGCTTGCCCTTGCTACCAATCTCCGCCGGACCTACGTAGACTTGTAGCGTCTTTCTATTAACCCATACGTCTATGGACCCTTGTAAGTTGCCCGTCCGCTTGTGGGGGCTTTCCCCGGCTACGCTGGCGGGCGGGTAGGGCGTGTTTAGTAGCCGCCGCATTGTCCGCTTAACGACCGCCGCCGCTCGTTCTAGCCCGTCCGCAATAGCCGATCTAACCGCCCAAGACGCCCGGCCCCCTTTCCACTTGAATTTACAGTAGCCCCAATCTGGCATAGCTTACTAATCCTTAACCGGGGTCCGGGCTACTTCTACGTCCAAGACCGTGGCTACTCCCATATTCCCCTTACCAGTAACCCGCAATACGTGGTAGATCGTTCCATTTGTTTGGACAACCCGCCAGCCCGCGAACACGTCTACGAAGTCTACGACGAAAATTTGATGGGTAACGAGGGTCCGCCGCCGCCCCACTTCTACCGCTATTTCGCTTTGGACTTCGTTTACGTGGGCGTTTACCAACTTCATTAGCCGCCAATCGTAGTAAGGCGCGCCGGACTCGTCCCGCTTCGTTATCCCTTTCTCTAGCCGGACTTCCTCTAGCGTGTTCGGGTTTAGCTCCGCCCTCTTGGACCAACAAACCCGCCGGGTACGAAGCGTAGCTAGGTCTACCATTCCGATAGTCCAAACGGCCCCGTCTTCCTCTACGATGAAATCCCCGGCTACGGGGTTGAATACCAGACATTCCCCGGCGGGAATGGAAAACTTAACGTCCGCCGTTTGATAAGTACCATCGGACCCGATAGCGTCCCGCGTGGTAACGCTCCGCCGCAATGCGGACTTGATAACTTGCTTCCGCTCCGTCCCGGCTTGGACGTTAGTAATTGACGCCAGCCCGTCAAATAGTAGGAAGTCTTTAGAAATGTCTACCGGCATGGCCCGCCCTCGTTAGGTGTACGTTTCGGTTTGGACAAACGCTATTCCCCCGTCTTCGTCCGCGTCGTTTGCCAGCCCGCGTAGTAACGCCATTTCCTCTAGCAAATGCGCCCGGTACTCCGTCCACGAAAACGATTGCCCATCTACGGAGTAGCTAGGCTTAATGTCCCCTTCCGCCAATTCTTTGGCGACACGGGCCATAGCCGTTTCCAGATAAGTTTGCGTTGCGTTCATTCGTCCCCCTCGTCCGTATCAAGGTCCGTTGTAATTGACGGTACGGACCCTATTACTATTCCGTTTGGGTCCGTTTTGATTTTCTCCCCCGGCTTTAGTAACCGGGCTTTAATCGTGTAGATAGAGTCCACGATACCTACGGGGTAGCGGGCTATTGCTTCCGATCTACTCCCGGCCGAAACAACCGCCGCCGGGGCGTTGGTTAGGGTTACTAACCAACGGTCCCCGGCTGGTAGCTGCTTTCGTCGTTTGCGCACTTTCATAAAACCCCCGTTCGTTGAAAGTGGCTTACTACGCTTGGTAGTTTTTGACCACGGCGCGCGGTTCCATCATGGCGTAAACGCCCTTCATAGACGCGCGGAACCGCAAGACAATATCTTGCGTAAACTCCGCTTCGTTGTTTGCCGGGGCTTGTAGGACCGTCATAGGCCAATTCTGTATCCAGCAAATCGCCTTTTGGAAGTCCCCCAAAAACCACCAATCGGCCGCGTCACTGGCGGATACTCCGCTAGCGATAATGCGCCGGTAGAGGAATTTGGAAAGTACCAACGTGTAGGCGTCCACGGTATTGGGCGAATACGTGGCATCGTTGGTAGCGGTGGTATCCGTACCGCCGCGCAATTGCGAAGCGCCCAAGACCCGGCGGAATTGGTGTTTTCGCGCTGGCATGGCTACAATCGTGTTCGGGCTTACCGTAATCGGTTCCCCCGTGTGCGGGTCCAACATGTTGGTAAACAATTGCTCCGCCGCGTCGATTTGCGCCCAACCGTTGGCTACCGTAATTCCGTTGGTAGCCTTTACGTTAATCCAAGGGGCGGAAGTTTGGTACGTGTTATACGACGTACCCCGCCACTTGAAATTATTGGTAACGCCCGCCAGCAAATCGCAAAGCATTTTTTCCCGGCGGAGTCCCAACAATTCGCCCACGCTACGGGCCGCGTCCGTTACCAAGCCCGTGCGGTCGTAGAAAACCGTTTCCTTGGTTACGTTGATTAGCCGCCCTTTCTTTGTGGTCTTGGGGGTTTCGATGTAGTCTTCCCCAAACCCTACCGCCGGGTACGGCATACCCTCTTGGATATCGTCCGAAAGGTCTTCCGTAATGCCGGTTAGGCCGGGGATTTTTTCCGAAAGGAATTGACTATCCCGCGTCCGGCCGATCTTGGGAAAAATGTACTCCGCCGCTTCATAGCCGCGCATGATTTCCCCGTAGACGATTTGGCCCGTAATGTTGGAAAATGCGGTAGAGTCTACGGCCCCGTCCGCTTCCAACAAAGTAACGCCCCCGCCGCCGCGTGGACTACAAACGGACTCTACCCATTCGCGCCCGCACGGTTCCCCGCTCCCATCGACGATTAGGGCTTCCGCCAGATTGCGAATGGAAAAATCGTTGGCGGTCAAATGCCCCGCCGTAATTGCATCGCCCAAATGCCGTACCGTGGGGCCAACGCCCTCTAGTTGGATACGGCGGGCCAATTCCCGATAACGTAACATGGTATTGTTTCCTCTTGGAAATGGTTTCGTTTTAGTAAAGCGTTCCGCCAAACGAGCGTAACGAACGAACGAGGGACTAGGCCGGGACTTGGGGGCCGCCGTCCATAAGCGTGGAAAAAATGCGGACGAGTACCTTAGTAACGCTCGTCCCGGCTTTCGCAACCCGGCCGATTGCCAGATTAGCGGTAGCCACGGCTACTACCTTTTGGTCTTCCAAAAGATTGCCGCTTTGCTTGGCGGGTCCAACCAAGTCCCCTACGTTAAACGACGCGCTGGCGCAGTCGAATTCATAAACGCCATTAGTCCCCACTTGGATAGAATCCGTATCGGCCGATTGTCCGCGTTGGTTGGCAACGCCCAAAAACGCATCGTGGAAAGCCTCTTGCGTAGTGGCAAGGTTGGTATCCCACGGGGTATCACTTGCCGGAAAGGGCAAACCCACGGTAATGGAAACGGAAGACGTAGCCCCGGTAATGGTCCCGCCAGCTTGTCCAACCAAGTCCCCTACCGCAATCGCTACTAGCGCTTGCTTTGCTTTGGAAACGACCGGCCGCGTATCCCCGTATTTCCACGGCATGTTACGATTGGTAGTACCCATCTTTGGTAATCCTTATTTCTGGTTTGTCGAATTGGTAAAAGACTCGTCTAGCGTCCCGTCAAACGAACGAGGGACTAGCCCCGCAATCCCGCCGCCCAATCCTTGGAATCCTTGTAGGCGGGCTTTCCGTCCGCCCCTTCCAAAACGTCCCGGCTACGCGCTCCGCTGGCGGTCTTCCGCCGGGGGTTGGGGTTAGCCTCTTGCCAGCTTTCGATTAGATCGGCTTGCGTTTCCTCGTCTTCGCACGCAAGCAGAATCTTTACTTGCTTATCCGTGGGGCGGAACCCTTCCGATTCACATAGCTCCCGGACGGCTAGGCGGGCTTCCCTTGCCTCTAGCCGGTCTAGTAGGGCTTTCGTCCCCTCGTCCAGCCCGGACCCGCTGGCGGGCCGTTTACGGGGCTTGGCGCTATCCTCTAGCCGGTCTTCCTCGTCCCCGTCTTCCTCGTCCCCTTCCCCGGCCATTTGATCGGCCGCCCCGGCCGCCGCTCCCGCCCCGGCCGCGTCTTTGCTAGACCCGCCGGGTATCATTTCCTTAAGCGCCTTTAGGCGCTTCGTAACCGCCTTAATGGAATCTTCCGCCGTAATGTTGGGGTCCGCCAAGACTTGGCGGACGAGGGCAATTAGCGCCTCTACGTTGGACCCGCCAGCGTCCCCGCCGCCGGGTCTAGGGCTTCCAAGAGAACGCCCGCCACGTCCCGGCCGTAGGATTCTACCAGCGCCCGGCGGACTTCCCGGCGGGACATTTGGGACGGCTTGCCGCTCGTCCGCTTTCGTCGAA